GCATGCTGGCGGATTTTTCGCCGATCCCCGGGACGCCGGACGGGGATGCCTGCCGCCGGTGGGTGGACCTGGATGAGCCCCTGATGCACAATAAAACGGCCTTCCCTATTATACGTCTTGGCTTCGGGGAAGTAAACCGCCTTAAGGACCTGCAAAGGGCGTTTAACCGCGATTTGGCTCGCTGACGGCTGCCTTCTTTCGCCGCTTACCGTTCTTTTGAACGGTTTTTGTACGGTAGTTTTCGGGTATCGTCAATGGGTGGAGAATGTTCTTGGCGTGCCTGTCCGTGCCAGCGAGTTTGCCGAGTCCCCGGCGTAGCTCGTCCATGAACTGCTCCGTGAAGACCCCATCTCGCGCTGCTTTGAGGAACATGCCTGCCACAGCATGGTCCTCCTGGGCGCTGAAATCATAGCTGCCAAACCTCTCCGTGGCCTCCTTCTTCAACTTCGCCCACAGATCAGGGTTCCTCTCCTGTATGCGGTCGAGGTCCAGCAGGCCGTAGGTGTAGAGTCGCATGCACATGTCGTACATGAACTCTTCCGTGACGGCTTCTTGCTCATAGGCGGTGATCAGCAAGTCCGTTGGCGACATGCTGTAGATGATGTCTTCGGTCAGCATGGCTGTTCCTCCTTCTCACTGGTGGCCACAGTAGGGTGGTCAATCTTGCCAACTCGTCAGCCGTCCGTTCTCAAAGTAGAGATAATGGCTCGTACGGCCATAGCCATAAACCCATTGTTCATGCACGCCCCACGCCCCGACAGACCTGTTTACGTCATAAGTCAGACCCCAGCTTGCGACGACCTGTTCTGTAGTCATGCCAATGGCAATCTTGCCCTCGAGTATGCGGGTCTGCGTGGCCGCGTCCAGCTCGGGATGGGATTGCACGTACGCTTGTCTCCGTTCGGCTGGCACTTGAAACATAGAACCGCAACCCGCTACGGCGGCCAGAGCAGCGACGCACGCTGCCGATTTGAGCAAGTCTGTCAGCACATAACACTGGGGCTTGCGCATCGTCGTCCTTCCTTTCAAAGAGGAGTTCCCACCACCCCCTATCGACGCATGCCCTGGGCAACTTTACTACAACCCCTACGGCGCGTGCGGATTTCTTCACAAATTCCCGGATTCTCTGCCCGCCTGCCCAATCGCTCCGCCCTCACGTTCCGCTGTAAATCGCGATTTTCTCGGTCCAGGGACAACCAGTAAGAGCGCCAATTCGCCTTAGAGCCCAGCAGGAGAAGAGCCGGCGTGCCAATTCGCACTATGCGGGAATTATTAGGGTGTTGGGGCTGGTATTGTGCCGGCCGCCCAAGAGCACCGTCAGTAGGGGCAGACAAGTGAACATCGTCCTCGATTACGAAAAGCTCGCCAAGCTCATCGCCGAAGACCTGCGGCAGCGCCCGGTCTCGTGGGAGTGGCTCAGCCCGGAGCAAGTGAGCAGCTACATCGGCTATCCGGTCAAGACGTTGGAGGAGTGGCGTCGGAAGGGTGCAGGCCCCCGGTTCGTTCGGATCGGCAAGCATTGCAGATATCGCCTGCGCGACGTAGACGCCTGGATGGAAACACACATGCGCGGAGAGGATCATGACGCCCAGGCCTGAATGGTTGCGGTCCAAGGAGGCGATGCGAGACTACATCGCCGCGCTCCCACGCCAAGCTGAGTGGATATCGCTCGGCCCGCACTACGCTCCCCGGTTCCTCAAGAACCAGTACCGCAACGCGGCATGTGACGTGTACGCCGTGCCCATCCCTGGGCGGATGGAACCGACCGAGCAGCACATTGCTTACGTCAACCGGTTCTACTGGGCGACGCAGGGCGAAGGCGGGTGCGTCACGATGTGGACGGCTGAGCCGGTGGGGCAGGACTACCCCGCGCTTATGCAACTGTTCACGCAGGAGTTTCGCGACATTCACGATGGCCTGCTTGCCCCCGACGGGGTCACCCCGCTGGCCGACGCGTGGCTGCGTCATCCCTGCAAGCGGCTGTACGAGCGCATCGTCATCGTGCCCAGGGAGACCGTGGTATGAGGGACAGCGGACGGGTAATCCAGTGCCAGACGCTGGCTGGGCTCCCGTGGGAGCCGTCGGGGCACAGGAACAGGCCCGGTCCCCTGTACGGCGCGCTGATGCTGGCGGACGACTCCGACGAGCCGGTTGCTGTTGTGTGCTATCTGAAACGACCCGTCGAGGTTCCCGGACTGACCATCGCCGATGTGCAGTCAGCCCGGCATGGCACGCAGCGGGTGACCTACGTGCCTGTGGGGGCGGTTGATGCTTGAAATCCCTGGCTCGCGTCATCGTGGCGTGGGCCAGGGCTTCTTTACTCTATGTTGGGGGATTTCAAAATGACGATCAAAGAAGCGCTTACCACCTTGCACCCCTGGGTTGACGAGCACTGGACAGAAGACGGCCTTCCCAAGGTGGGCCTCGTGCAAAAGCGGACCGGAGATGCCAGAGTCGCCCGCGAAGACATCACGGCGGCGGACCCGACGTTCTGCCAGACTGAGGCACAACAGCGCCCGTTTCGGCTGCCTGCTGTCCTCAAAAGAGAAAGAGCGATGCACACGCGATTGATAGCCGCCTGCGACTGTATCAAGGACCCCTGCATCCGGATGCAGGTGCTTCTTCGGATGAAAACCATCGTCCTGACTCACCAGTGGTGCACTGACGAAGAACAGCAAAGCAGACTCGCCGAAAGCAACTTCATACGGACAAAGCTGGACGAAGCCCTGGGCCACCTCGAGGAGGCAGCCCGATGACACCCCGATACGACCTCTCTGTCGACTTCCTGCAACGCTGGTGCCCAGGGGGACCGTGGGTGCTCACGGCGATCAGCGTAGACAAGAAGGCCATTGAGACGCGGACCTTCCGCGATCCGGCTTTGGTCCTTGCCTGGCTTGAGAAGCACGGCGACAGGAACGTGTACTTCAGTGTCAACCCCTGCCGGTACGATGTCAGCAAGAAGCCATCGCGTGAGGACGTCAAGGAACTGGCGTGGCTGCACGTAGATATAGACCCGCGTGCCGGGGAAGACCTTCAATCGGAGCAGAAGCGGGCGCTCTCGCTTGCTACAAACCCACCGGCCGGAATTCCCAAGCCGACCGTCACCGTCTTCTCGGGCGGTGGGGTGCAATTGTTCTGGAAGCTTGCAGAGCCCAAGGAGATCAACGGGGTCGAGGCCCTGTATGAAGACGCCAAGCGGTACAATCAGGCGCTTGAACTGGCCTTCGGTGCGGACAACTGTCACAACGTCGACCGGATCATGCGGCTGCCGGGCACAATCAACTGGCCGGACGAACGCAAGCGAAAGAAAGGCAGAGTCCCGGCGCTGGCCGAAGTGATCGAGTGGGATGACAGCCGGGTCTATCCCCTGGGCCAGTTCACGCAGGCGGCTGCCGTTCAGATGGAAGCGAGGGGCTTCACCAACCCAGTCCAGGTCTCTGGCAACATCCCGCGGATCAACGATGTCAACGACCTGCAGGGCGTCAGCGACCTGGCCAAGGTCGTCATCGTGCAGGGCACCGACCCGGACAAGCCGGACCGGTTCCCAACCCGGTCAGAGGCCCTGTTTTTCGTCGCTTGTGAATGCGTCCGGGCGGACCTGGACAACGACACGATCTACGCCATCATCACCGACCCGGACTTCGAGATTTCGGCATCGGTGCTTGACAAAGGGCGGGGGGCGGAAGGCTATGCCAAGAAGCAAATCGAGCGAGCGCGGCTCAAGGCCATCGACCCACACCTGATGGAGATGAACGACGAGTATTTCGTTGTCGGCAAGCCGAAGGCCCGCGTCGTATCCTTCCTGCCGAGCGAGATAGACAAGGGCCGCGAGATACTGGTTTCTCAGTCCTTCGAAGACCTTCGCAACCACCTCTGCAACAAGAGGGTCAAGGTTGGCACCGATGCCCAGGGCAATCCACGGTACTGCCCCCTGGGTAAGTGGTGGCTGGAGCACGAGAAGCGTCGCACCTTCCAATCCATCATGTACCGGCCGGACATAGCAGGCGACATCATCATCATCAAGGGCCAGCAGCACTTCAATCTGTGGCGGGGGTACGGTGTAGAGCCAATCCATAAGGAGAACGGCTGGTCCCTCTTGCGGGAGCACGTACGCACCGTTCTGGTGAACGGGGACGCAGCGTCCTTCGACTACATTGTCAAGTGGCTGGCGTGGACCGTGCAGCACCCCGAGCTCGTGCCCGGTGTGGCCGTCGTGCTTCGGGGTGACAAGGGCGTGGGCAAAGGTTGCCTTGGGCGTGCGATGCGCCGTCTGTTCGGGCAACACGGGATACAGATCACGTCGTCGGAGCACCTGACCGGGAGGTTCAACGGGCACCTGCGTGATGTCAGCTTCCTCTTCGCGGACGAGGCTATCGCTCCTGACGACAAGCAAGCCGAAGCCCGGCTCAAGGGCCTTATCACCGAGCCACAGTTGTTCATCGAGGACAAGGGCGAGAAGGCCATCCCCGCGCCAAACCACCTGCACATTCTTGTGGCGTCGAACGAGCTTAGGCCCGTCAACGCCACTGACGACGAGCGCCGGTACGCCATCTTCGAGGCAGCCGCCACTACCTATGACAAGCCATACTGGGATGCTCTCTATGGCCAGTTGGACGACGGCGGCTATGCGGCTATGCTGTACGACCTGCTGTACATGGGCCTGGACGACTGGCACCCCCGGTGGAACGTCCCGCAGACTGAGGCGCTCCAGGAACAGAAGGACCTGCACAACGCCGACCCATGGCGGGACAAACTCCAGGAGCTACTCGGTAACGAAAAGGAAGGCAAGGTTCCCAGCTACATGCTCTGGGAGCGCCTGGGGGTCTCTGCCACCCTGGATGCCAAGGCAGGCCGGAAGCTCAGCCAGGTCATGCGGACGCTGGGCTGGACCTGGGGGAAGGACCTGTACTTCACGACCCTCAAGCGACAGTTGAACGGCTACTGGCGCGGGTCGAAGGACACAGCCAACGAGATCACCCTGGGGGGTACGATATGAACCCCAACCCAAAAGCAACGGGGTACAACGTAAGTCCTGTGCCCAACGGAAGTTACGGTGGTTTACACCCCTTAGCCCTCATACCCCTTCGCCCAGGGCACACGTATGCCTTGGAATTCTCTGGCCCCGCTATTTATACCCCCTCTAAGGGTTTAAGGGGGTTAAAAGGTTGTAAAGGACCTGGGCGGTACTGCAAACGCGGTTTTTGGTTCCACCCCCTGGGCGGTGGGATGGGGGGTCTCCAAGGGGTGTGTCCTGGGCAAAGGGGCGGGAACCACGACGACCACCGGCCCCGCCCCACGAAAAAGGGCAGACCTACTAATCCTGTATTATACAGTCGAGCGACCAGAACGGTCCCAACCTGCCCAAAAGGGGAAACGTTATCACCCCTGGGCAGTTTTGAAACGGGTTTTGAACGGTTTCCAGCGAGAACGACCGATAAAAACGACCACTGTGGACGGGCACGGGAGCAGCCCGTCAACGGACAGGGCGGGACCACCCCGGACTTACGGGCCAGGGGTGGCTCCCCCTGGGCCTACGAACAAGCAGGCAGGACCGCACGCGTCGCCTTGTCAGTGACGCGGGCGGGGGATGCAATGGCTATACCATCCCGCCCTGCCTACCCAGCGGGACGACCACTCCGGCCTTGTTGGTCGGGGTGGCTCCCCTGGGCCTATGGGACGGCCAAAGGGACGTTCGGACCTTGCAGGACTCCACAGGAGTCCAGTCGGAGGGGATAGCACGATGAGCGAGAACGCACTGGTACGACGCCGAGAACACGGCGAAGTGGAAATCACTGACGCGGGCCTTGCCCAGGTGGAACGGCTGGCCGCGAACGGGGTGAGCGACGCGAGTATCGCCGGTGTACTTGGCATCAACCGGAAGACCTTCGCCCTGTGGCTGAAGGACGACGGCGATGATCGCGTCCTTGAGGCATACTACCGGGGGAAGGGTGCTCTGGCGACCGAGCTTGTCGGGAAGCTGCTCACCCACGTCCGCAACGACAACGTGACGGCCCTCATCTTCGCCATGAAGTCCCTCCTGGGCATGCGGGACCAAGGCCCGGCAACCCCGCAGGTCGGCAGCGCCGTGGCAATCCAGATCGTGCTGCCGCAACCGATGTCAGACGACGAGTTCAAGAAGCTCGTGGAGATCAAGCATGAGTAAGACAATCGCCCCGACCCAGTTTCAAACAGCGGTGCTCAAGTTCCGGACCCAGTGCAATATCCTGAACGCGGGCGGTCGCGGATCGGGCAAGAGCGTAGCAATGACCCTGGACCTACTGGGGCATATGCTGGACTTCGGCCCGGACGCCCGACCCCTTGTCACGCGGGAGAGTTGGAACGGTCTGCTGGAGCTACAGGACACGATCTACCAGCTTTGCGTTGCGGCCTGGGGCACTACGGTCACAATGAACAAGCACGACGGCACCATATCACTGCCGACGGGCGGTGTGATCTGCTTCACGAACGTTGGCGACGAGCAGAGCTACGCCAAGCACCAAGGCAAGAGCTACACCGCGCTGTACGCCGATGAGGTCGGCAACTACACGCCGACCGGCTTTGCCTTCCTGCGACGGATCATGAGCAACCTACGGTGCTCCCCTGGGCGCAGGACGCATATCCACTTCACGGCCAACCCGCACGGCCGGAACCACACCGCGCTCTTCAGGGAGTTCATATCCAAGGCTCCGCCTTGGCATCCGTTCACCGATGTCGCTGGCAACTGGTGGCTTTGGACGACGAGCGATTTGACGATGAACCCCCATATCGACCAGCTCAGCTACCGGCGGAACATCGTCGCTGCGTGCGGCTCCGACCAGAAACTGGCCGACGCTTGGCTCAAGGGCGATTGGTCGGTGCTGGGCGGTGTCATGTTCGATGCGTTTGACCCTGCGGTGCACATCATCCGGACGCCGCCGTACTACGACGCCCGGTACTACATCGGCGGGGACTGGGGGAGCGCAGCTCCGGCCGTAGCTCTACTACTGGCGAAGCTGCGTTCGCCGGTGGGCAAACTCCGTCAAGGAGATTTCATCGTCCTTGACGAAGTGAACACGGCCGACCCCAGCGACCTCAGTGTTGGGCAGGGCCATCCACCGTCCATGTTCGCCGAGATGATCACCGAGATGTTGGCCCGCAACGGTCTACGTCAGCGGCAGGCGCCAATGGTTATGGACGACGCCAGAGGCCTGCAAGGGGACACCGTATGCGGGCTCATGCGGGAATGCGGACTGAACGCGCAGCGACCGGCCCGGAAGGATCGCATCGGCACGTGGAACCTGATTCGCCAACTCTTGCACAACAGCAAAACAGGAGCCGAATCACAAGGAATCTGGTTCACCGATAGGTGCAGGTATCTTTTGGAGACGTTACCTGAGGCTCCCAGAGGGACCCTCAGGGCCGAAGACCTTGACCCGAAATACAACAAGGACCATGCCCTCGACGCCCTGGGCTATGGTTTGCAGGCGATGCAACAAACGACCGTAAAGTGCGGTCATGTGACATACGGCTAATAGGAGACAGACATGCAACCGAAACTGAAAATCCCGGCCCTTGCCATCGACAATCACCCGGACATGGTGGTGAATGAGGCAATCGCGCTGAACCCCGCCCGGTATGCCCTCAGGCAGGTGTGGGACCAGTGGGCGAAGCTGCGCGATGCAGAAGTCGTCGCGACCGACTCGAAGCGACTCGCCCGCGCGGCCACAGCGGTGGTGGGCCACACCTGGAAGGTCGCCGACGAGGCGCTGAAGAACCTCGACTCGTTCAGGAAAGACCTTGAGGCTAAAGTGTCGAACGGCGTGGCCCCGAAGACGCCGGACTCCGCCGCAGCGGAAATCCGTGCCCACTTCAAGAATCAGCGCCACCCCTTCACGGCGTTGAGCAGTCTCGTGAAGCAGAATGACCGCAGAACCCTCGCGGCTATTCTGACTGCCCCGGCCTATCTCTCTGGGCTGAACGACGATCAGCACAAAACCCTCCTGGGCTTGGCCCGGGAAACGTGGTTCCCAGAGGAAGTCCGGACCCTGAAGGACATCGACCATGCCGGGAGCCGTGTGATGATCGTTGCGGACACGGTGAAGAAAACCCTGACTCCCCTGATTGCCGCATGGTCCGGCGAGAAGGAAGAGAAGGCATTCGCCGCCTTCAATACGGAAGGGGGTGCAGCGTGAGACCGTGGGATACGAAACCGGTGGTGAAGTATGGCCTACCACCCGCGCTGGCGCAAGACAAGGAGAAAGAAGCCCAGCGGTGTGAGGCCGAGCGCCGGAAGAAAGCCGAGGCCGACGCAGCTGCCATCAAGGCATTTCAGCAGAAGGGAAAAGGAAAGTCATGAGTGACAACATTCAGGAACAAGCAAACCGGCGGTTCGCTGCACAGGTGCGGGCGCAACGCCAGCAAGATGAGAAGGTGCGGGCTGCTCGTAGGCGCGAAGGTGAAGAACATCGGCGTGCTTGCCGGGCTATCCAGTGGCGGACCCGCATTGCAGCGGTGGAACGGAAGCTCGTGGAAGTCAAAGGACTTCTTCGCTACAGCCCGCAGGACGCGGGGTTGCGGGCGGAGTGCGAACTCCTCGAACGCATGTACGCGGACCTCCTTCAGGAACAGCCTTAGCCATGGCCGAGGT